TCTAGATATTCTTAGTAAGTTATCCCACATATACATTTTGGGCTTATCTATATTGTGATAGCGACAAAAGCTAACTCTGTCAAGTCTAAACGGTGCAAGTTCTAGAAACATACGTATTGTTTTCTTAGGGTTTCTATGCGATGCATATCCAACATCCCAATACTTTCCTTTGTCGTCTTCCAATACTTCACCCATCAATATATAGTCTTTACTTAAAAAAACATACTTGTCTGCGTTCTCAGTGTTTATGTACTCGTCAACTAACGACCAAAAGTTTAAACCTCTAGTATTGTATAAACATACAGCTTCTTCTATTAATGGAAGTCTGTATAACTCACCAACTGATGCTTGGGACTTCGTACTCATACTTGGGCTTCTTCTTATCAAGTTTCGGTTGCTTCAATGCAACCGCTAATGTTCTAAATGCATCAGCTCCATGAGAGTTTGCATCATGGACCGGTGTCTTTCTAAAGACGCCGCGCGATGTATCAAATTCTTTATGGTAACCCTTGAGTGCTTCTAGTCCCTGGTAGCACTCGTTCTTACTAAACCAACACCTTGGTAACAACGCACGGACCGCTTCGATACCATCAATGACCGGTATCTTTCTTACAGTTGTAAACTTTAGTCCCATGCTCCGTGCTATTTCTAATCTACTCTTTCCTGTTCCGAGCTCTCGGACTTTAATATCATGCGGTGCATAATGTTTTCCGTAAACAATATCTTTCTGCACTGCCCACCTCTGTAGCTCTCTAGCGTAATGAGGTAACCCCTCTCCACTATTCTCATAATAGTTTACTACTCGTATCTCATTATTGAAAATTTGTATAAACCATATAGTGGTAGCATCATCCATACCTAAGTCCCACGCAGTATGTACTGGTAGGTTAGGCTCTACCTGTATCGTATCAATGATGCGCTTTTCTCTGTAGAGTTTGTTTATCTGCTCTCCGTAGTACGCTCCTTCTACCGGTACTTTAAACGAACACATGTACTCCGATTGGAATCGTGCTTCATTGTTCAGCTCGCTGCGAGCGGTCCGTAACTCCTCAGGTGTTATGGCCTTTGTATCCTTAACGGACAGATGACTGCTGTACCACTTGCCATCACTCTGAGCTTTTAAAAGTATCTTGTAAAAATGGTTCTCGCCGCGCGGCGTTCCGTTGAATAACGCCCACCCACCATTCTCTGCTAGGATGGGGTTAATCAACTGCCACGCACTCGGATCTGATATACTATACTCTGAAAATACACAGCCAACAGGATTCGCACCCACCATCTTATCTGGATCATCCGACCCCATCAACTGTATGATGCTGCCGTTCTTAAGATGGATACGCATTTCCTGCTCACTCTTTTTCTCTACTAATTCCCTTGGAAAGTAGTTAATAAATTTCTTACCCTCACCTGTCATACCATTCCACACAATACGACGCGCTTGGTTGGCGTACGGTAACACATACCAATATGTGCCCACTCGCTGCATCGCCTTAATCGCCATGATATTTACACACGTTAAATCCTTACCAGCTCGTCTGTGCCACGCAACAACAGCGCGCAAGCCTCGCTTATCTTGAGACATGTACTTCAGTAGAGGAAGCTGATACTCTCTCGGCTCCCATCCTTGTGCTGGTATCTGTATGTTCATTCTTCTTCTTCGTCGACCTCGGCATCCTCCCAGACTATATCTAGCTGGCTACCTTTACTTTCCATGTCACGGTGAGCTTCTCCTAAAAGCATACGCCCTACCCTGTGGTTAGTATAGTCATAAAACAAATCGCCGTCATCGTCAACTACAATAAACATGTAATTTGTAAAGTGCTCTCCAAGCTGCCCCCTTACATTATCAAATACTGGATCGTGATCTTCGTTAATCGCCATGTTTATCTTGGTCGCTTATAAATTCATCGTACTCTGCATTACTGACATTAATTATGTCATCCTTTATAACCTTACTATAGTCTACTGTCAAGATCTTCATCTCACCTTGTACAGTCGATTGAACATCAACACTCTTTAGCTTTGGCTGAGTAAAGCTTGCTAGCTCTTTCCAAATCGCTATCTTGTCCGCTTTTTTTATTTCAGGGTCCTGTGTAAACTGCAAGAGCTCTTCAATTGGATTAACCCCACGCTCTGCGAATAACGCAAGTAGTGCCTTCCTCTGTTCCGCAGGCGTGGGAGCTTTGGACATAGTATCCAAAAATTGCTTCTTTAAATCCAATTCCTGATCCACTTTAGCTAGCTCCTTCTGAGCGGCTTTCATATCTACCTCAGCTTTCATCTTTTTACGATGACACCGTGATCGCTTAGCTGACTGCTGCTTGATCACCTGCTTCGGCTTACCTGCTTCATAGGTTCTTCCGTCTGGTTTTTTATCTGGCACTATGAATCTTATGAACATAAATTCAGTAAATGTCAAGTTGAATCACACTTATCACACCTGTGTCACACTTTTTTAGGGTAGGTGTGTACAACTTAATATATAGTATTATCAAGTACTTATGACATCTGTCACACTAATCACACTTTATTAGGGTACTTGCAATAAGAATTTACAATAGGGGTAAAAAAGTGTGATTTGTGTGATGAAAGTCATAAGTCGTTGATAAAGGTACCACTTAATAAGTCACACTTAGCTAAAAAAAGTGTGATGCAAGTGTGATAAGTGTGACAGAATACTGAACCTTTGTGCA